TTGCTAACTTGGTTACAGCGGTTGTATTCCCAGCGTTGGAGCCGTTGGATGGTAGACTCCGTATTAATGGTACTCCTGTTCATTTTGATGCATTTATTACTAGAATATTGGATGGATATAATAAGGCCCTAGCGCATGGAGATGATTATTCTTGGAAAGTAATAACTTACAAAGCAATACTTCCAGACGGAAGCCCTCTATGGCCTTCATGGTTTGGCCACAAAGAGATGAAAAGAAAGAAAAAGTTTTATGCGGATTCAGGACAGCCGCAAAAGTTCTATCAAGAGTATATGATGGAAGTTCAGAATGAAGCTGATTCCATATTTACTAGGAACCATATTCGGACTTGGGAAGGCAGCTTCGTACATGATGAAGACACTGGCATCTCGTTTATTCATACTAAAGAAGGGGATGTTAAACCAGTTAACGTATTTGCGGGGGTGGACCCTGCTACTGACTCCACTCGTAGGGATAGTGATTTTTCTGTATTACTTTTTGTGGCTATTGACGCTGATAATAATATTTACGTGTTGGATTATTTACGTAAGCGTTCGCTTCCTGTGTTGGGTATTCCAGGGGATCATAAAAAGGGTATTGTAGATTATGTCTTTGATTACAATAAAACATTTAAACCTAATCTATTTACTATTGAAGATACAACAATGTCAAAACCAGTATTTCAGGCAATTAATGCAGAGATGAGAAGAAGAAATGATTTTACTATTAAATATAACGCTGAAAAGCCTGGTAATAGAATGTCTAAAAGAGATAGGATACAAGAGATCTTAGCTCAAAGATTTTCAGTAGGAGCTGTGCATATTAAGAAAGAACAGTATGACTTACAGCATGAGATATTAACATTTGGTCCTAGAATGGGACATGATGATACAATAGATGCATTAGCTTATGCATGTAAATACGCTCACCCTCCTAAGAGTCTTTCTAAAAGCAAAAAAGGGGAATGGAAAAAACATAGACCTAAAGCAAGGAATTGGATGGTAGCATAATGAATGTAAAGCAAATAAAAGATAGAGGTACACTAATTGCAGTAGGGATGGAAAGTAGCTTTGGAACACACCCGGGAACTACTAATCAAGCTTTAGCTTATATTACTAAGATTGTAAAGCAAGTAGCTTCTGGCAATTTATCTTTATCAGCATTGAAAACATTACCTACATATTTAGGACCATTGCAAGTTAGTCAAGATATGTTAAAAACAAATAATATGACATTAGAAGATGCTTTTGATCTAAAAAAGGCAACAGATTTATACAAAAAGCAAGTAAAGAAGAATACTAAGAACAATGGAACATGGAAAAAGTATGATATTGATAAACGAGCAGCTAGCATAGGTATTGATAGAGATATGTTAGAGTATTTAACATGGCAGCAAGGAAGGGCAGGAACGATTGATATTATTACAGCAGCTACTGTACATGATAAAAGTTTTACGGGGAGTCCAAAAGGAAATATTAGTAAAACTACAAAAAATAATATTTTAAATAATTTATCAGCAAATAAGCAATCAATCCAAAATGCTCCTAATGATACAGATATGGCTACGGGGTATATCACGCAATTGCAAAATAAATGGGATCAAAGAGCCAAAGAGAGTTATAATTATTTACCAAATAATGAGAATGCAATATTTGACTCTCAATGGAACATGCATAATTATCAGAGATAGAGGATTATAATGGCAAAAACAGATAAAACAGCAAATAGAATTAGGCAGATATTTAACCAAGTTAATCTTAAAACGAGAACACAGTGGGAGTATATCAATCAAAAAGGTCATGATTTTTCTAATGACAATCAATTAACTGAAGATGAAAGAGTGTCTTTAGAAGAACAGGGTATGCCTACTTTCACCATTAATCGTATTATGCCTGTAGTGGAAATGCTTAATTTCTATGCTACAGCTAATACTCCAAGATGGCAGGCTATAGCAGCTGAAGGTTCAGACTCAGATGTGGCTGCAGTGTTCGCAGATTTGGCAGACTATATTTGGTATAATTCGGATGGCGGTACATTATATGCTAACGCTATTAATGATTCTATTACCAAATCAATAGGATATATGATGGTAGATGTTAATCCTGATAGTGACCAGGGAATGGGAGATGTAGTATTAAAGCAGCCAGAACCATTTGACATTTTCATTGATCCTAAATCAAGAGATATGTTATTTAGAGATGCTGCCTTCATAATGATTAGAAAAGTATTACCTGCTTCTCATATCATGCAATTGTTCCCTGATCATAAAAGAAAAATTAAAAATGTTTCTTCATCAGAGAATATTGATTATGTTTATACTGAAAAATCATATGGAGCTGACCAGAAAGATTTTCACTATAAAGATATTGATGAGAGCGAAAGTATTGATCCTAAGAGTGGTGAATATGATAAATTATTAGAGTATTTTGAATTATATGAGAAAGAAAAATTAGAATTTGTAAATGTTTTTTACAAAGTACCACCTAGTCAGGAAGTATTAAAACAGATCCAACAACAAGTAAGGGTTAAATTGAAAGAGTTGCAGGAAGAATTGTCTGTTGGTTTAATGGAAAAACAAAAGCAGATGGAAGCAGCTGTACAGGGCGGCAAAATGCTTCCTGAAAGATTTGAACTTGAAATGAGAAAAGCTCAGGATCAAGTTAAAATGCAATTAGAACAAGCTAAACAGAAATATATGAGTCAGTTGCAGGCAGAAGCTTCTAAAATTGAAAATAAAGTTATTACTAAAAAAGAATTTACCATCTTGATGCAAGATAAAATGTTTGCCTCTATGGTAGTAGATAAAGTTAATTTCTTTAAAGATCAAATTAAGCATTCGGTGGTAATAGGAGATAAAACTTTAAGTTCAAAATATTTACCTTCAAGAATTACAGAGTATCCTATTGTACCATTTCATTTTAAATGGACAGGAACTCCATATCCAATATCAGCTGTGTCTCCGCTTATTGGAAAACAACGAGAATTAAACAAAGCACATCAATTGATGGTACATAATGCATCATTAGGTTCTTCACTAAGATGGATGCATGAGGAGGGAAGTATTGATACTGATTATTGGGAACAATACTCTAGTAGCCCTGGAGCATTACTACCTATAAGACCTGGAGCTACTCCTCCAACCCCTGTAATGCCAGCACCTTTATCTAATGCATTCTTTGGTATCGTACAAGAAGGTAAGGGAGATATGGAATATCTAGCTGGAATTTATGGAGCCATGCAAGGAGATACTTCAGCTCAGCATGAAACTTATCGTGGTATGCTTGCGATGGATGAATATGGCACAAGACGTGTAAAGCATTGGCTTAAAAATATGATTGAACCTGCATTAAAACAACTTGGTATTGTTGTGCAGCAATTTAGTCAACATGTTTATACAGCACATAAAGTATTTAGAATAGTGCAGCCTTCAGCATTACAAGAGGACAGGCAGATTGAAATTAATGTTCCAATGTATAATGATTTAGGTGAAGCTGTTGGTAAATTTAAAGATTATGGTTCATCTAAGTTTGATATTAGAGTTGTAGCGGGATCTACATTGCCTGTTAATAGATGGGCATACTTAGATGAATTGAAACAATTAATGCAATTAGGCGTAATAGACGATATTGCTCTGCTTGCAGAAACAGATATTAGGAATAAAGAACAAATTGCTAAACGTAAAAGTCTTTATTCTCAATTACAAGGTAAAGTTGCTAGTATGGAAGAAGCTCTTAAGAAAGAGAAAGGTACTAATGAAACTCTTGAGCGTCAAATCATTCAAGCAGGTATTAAAAACAAGGTTATGCAAGCATCTACTGAGATTAGCAAGAAGAAGCATGAAACTCAATCGCAACAACAGAATGAACTCAATCTTACTAAAGCTCAACAAAAGCTTTTACGTGAAACAAGAAAGAATGAAGTTGAGCGTGCGAACAAGCTTTTAGGTCTAGCAGTAAATGATGAAATAAAAAACTTGCGTAACAAAGGTAAAGAGTAGTATATTATTAAAATGAAAACAGGAGATAAAATAAATGACAAATGAACCAAGTGGTGGCAACCCGGATAACTCTGGCTCCTCTGCAGATTTTTTTGGCAAGTTAGAAGCTCAAGTTAATGGAGCTATTTTAGATGAACAGTATGAGGAAGAGACAACCTTTCAAAGTAGTGGCCCTGAAAAGGTAACCCACATAGACCAAGAAAGCTCTCAAAACGACTCTCAATCTGTTGATTGGGAAAAACGGTACAAAGATTCCAGTAGGGAAGCTACTCGAATACGAGGTGAGTTACAACAACTTAAACCTTTCGTACCACTTCTCGATGTAATGCGTAAAGACCAGGGTCTTGTACAGCATGTACGTGGTTATTTGGAAAAAGGTGGTGCCCCAGCACAGAGTATCAAAGAACAGTTAGGATTAGATAAGGATTTTATTTATGACCCAGATGAGGCTATGAATGATCCCGAATCAGATTCTGCTAAGGTTCAAGCTGCTCATGTTGATGGGCTAGTGCAAAGAAAAATGCAGACTGAGATGAGCCAAAGAGATGAAGCTGTTAAAAAACAGCAAGCTATCCAGAGTAAGGCAAAGGAAGCAATGGAATTTGCACAAAAGCACAATATGACTCCAGAACAGTTTAAAGAGTTCTTTTCAACTGCAAAGAGTCGTGGTGTATCACTAGAAGATATGTATTATTTAGTTAATAAAGGTCAAGCTAACGCTAATATAGCCCGCTCGACTAAAGACGATATGCTATCACAAATGAAGAACGTACGCTCAATGCCAACAAGCGCTGGCGGTGTTAACAGT